TCAAGGTTCGTCCCGACGCCGATGGCGACGTTGAAATTGCCGAGATACGCCAGGGTTTGATTCGCTCAATTGAGCAGCGGTGCAAAGCGGGCGCGGTCTATACCTCGACGGCGTTCCTGCAAGTCGCGTGCGGTATCGGCTGGTTCCGCCTGCGGCTTGAGTACGCCACGGACGAGGGCTTTGACCGCGACCTTGCCATCCGTCCGATTGCTGACCCGTTCTCGGTCGTCGTTGACCCGCTGGCGATCGACAACACCGCGCGCGATGCCGACTGGCTGTTCGTCTCCGACGAGACGCCGCGCAAGTCGTATGAGAAAACCTATCCCGGCTCCCTGCCGTCAACGCTCGACGCGACAATGGCGCGTGACGCATGGGTGACTAAGGACACGGTTCGCGTCTGCGAATACTGGGTCATGGTCGACGCCGCCCGCGACATTGCCCAAATGGACGACGGTTCGGTCATGAACCTTGCCGATGTTCCGGCGGGCAAGAAGCCAAGGGCCACGCGTAAGGCATCGAAGCGTGAAGCGTGGCTTTACATGACCAACGGCGTCGCGGTCCTGTCGGGGCCGCACAAGATGCCGATCGACCGTATTCCGGTGTTCCGCGCAATCGGCTGGGAAGTTCCGGTCGACGGCAAGCGCCATCGGTTCGGCATCGTCCGTTTCGCCAAGGACCCGCAGCGGCTTCTAAACTATTGGCGCTCGGCATCGGCGCAGTTGATCGGGCAGGCACCTAAGGCGCAATGGCTGGCATCGCAGCGGGCGATCGATGGGCGTGAAGACGAGTTCCGCATGGCGGCAAAGTCTGGCGACCCGCTGCTAATCCACAACGACGGAGCGCCGACCCCCGAGCGTATTCAGCCCGCGCCGATACCGGCAGCGATGCTGCAAGAGGCCGCGTTAGCCGCGCAGGACATGAAGGACGTGACGGGGCTGCATGACGCCAGCCTCGGGGCGCAATCGAACGAGACTAGCGGCAAGGCTATTCAGGCGCGCGACCGGCAGGGCGATGTCGCGACGTTCATTTATCCCGACAACCTGAAGGACTCGATTGCCGAGTGCGGGCGGGTCATCAACGCGCTTATCCCGATGATTTACGACACGGCGCGAACCATTGCCGTCATCGGGCAGGACGATAGCCACAAGGCGGTGCGGATCAACGACCCCGGCCACCCGGAGAATGTCGACATCGCGCACGGCAAGTATGCGGTGACGATCGACACCGGCCCGTCCTACACGACGCGCCGCGCGGAAGCCGCCGACCAGATGTTGCAGTTCGTCCAGTCCGTGCCGGGTTCGGGAGCGCTAATCGGCGACCTGATCGCCAAGTCGCAGGACTGGCCGCTCGCCGAGGAGGTTTCAGAACGCCTCAAACGCGCAATCCCGCCGCAGATCACCGCCGACAAGGACGCGCCCCCAGAACCGCCGTCGCCCGAACAGCAGCAGCAGATGCAGGCGCAACAGGCGCAAGAGGCGATGGCGCAGCAAATGGCGCAGATCGAAATGGCGCTCAAGCAAGCCGACGCGCGCCACCGCAATGCTCAAGCGAACAAGGCCGAAGCGGAAGCCGCGCTTGCCGAGTTTGAACTAGGCCAGGTTGACGGACGCATTGCCAGCCACATCGAAGCGAAGATCAACGAGCAGCTATTCGGCATCGGCCACGCGCACGGCATGGCGATGGAGGGCGGCGACCCTAACCAGATGCCGCCACAGATGCCGCAGGATGGCGCAGGAGCGCCGCCAAGCAATTCCGGGGGCAACGACCCCGCAAGCATGATGGGAGCGCCTAGCGCCCCCGCATCCGCACCGGACGGCAATCCGGGCACCATCGCGGCACCGCCCGCGCCATAAGGGACAACCCCATTGACGATCGAACAGACGGACGGCCTTGCGCCGGAGCCGAATGACACCCCCTTGCCCGACGCAGCGGATACTGCGGCCCCGGTCGAAAGCGCGGAAGCGACCACCGCCGAACCCGGTTCCGATGACACCGTGGACGACGACGGCGAGCCTAACCGCAAGCCGACCGGCGTTCAAAAGCGCATTGCCGAGATTACCCGCGAAAAGCATGACGCGCTGCGCCGTGCCGCCGTTGCCGAAGCCCTGCTCGCCGAACGCGAACGGGTCGCCAAGCCAACGGAAGCCACGCCGCAGGACGACCCCACGGCCAAGCCGACCGTCGACCAGTTCACATCCTATGAGGACTTCACCGAAGCCTTATCGGATTGGAAAGTCGATCAGAAACTAGCCGAGGTCGAGCAGCGAAAGAGCGCCAAGGAAGCCGCAACCGCCTTTGAAACGAAGGTGGCGGCGGTTCGTGAGAAACACCCGGACTTCGATTCCGTGGTTCTCGCGCCGACCAACCCCGTTTCGCCCGCGATGGCCGACGCCTTCCGGGAACTCGATAACGGGGCCGATGTCGCATACCACCTGGCTACCAATCGCGCCGAGGCCGTGCGGATCAACGCACTGCCTCCCGTCCGGCAGATCGCCGAACTGACGCGGCTTGCCGACCGGCTCGCCACGCCAACCGCAACACCCCCGAAACTCGCCACCGATGCCCCAACGCCACCGCCCGCCGCTCGTGGGTCCGGGGGACGCTTCACAGTGTCCGCCGATACGACCGACTTCGCGGCGTTCGAGGCGCAATACGGCACGGGTGGCTAATCCCTGAAAGGGAACCGCAATGGCCAACCAACTTCTATCCCCGAAAATCTATGCCAACGTCGGGCTGAAACTGCTCAAGAACAACCTCGTCTTTGCCAAGCTGACGAACAGCGAGTTCAAGGACGAGTTCAAGAAGATCGGCGCGACCGTTTACGTCAAGCGTCCGCCCGAGTTCGTCATCCGCAACGGGCCGACCGCTTCGCCGCAGGACGTGATCGAGGGCGAAGTCCCGGTGTCGATCAACCTCCAGAAGGGAGTTGACACCAAGTTCAGTTCGACCGAGCTGACCTTGACCGTCGACAGCCTCATGGCGGATCGTGAACTGAACGGCGCGATGGCGCAGATTGCCCAGCAGATCGACAGCGATCTCGCTTCGCAGGTGCTTCAGTTCCCGAACTGGGTCGGCACGCCCGGCACGCCGATCAGCACGGCGGCGGCTTTCTTCCGCGCACCGCAGCGTCTCGACGAAATGGCGATTCCCGCCGTTGACCGGAACGCCGCGCTTGCCCCGGCGGACGTGTACGCGCTCGCCGGTTCGTTCGTGAACCTGTACGCACAGTCGGCGCAGGCCGTTGACGCGCTGACCAAGGCCAAGATTCCGATCTTGGGCAACGTCACGCCCTACGCCACGCAGTCGGTTGTCTCGATCACGATGGGGACGCGTACCAACGGCACGGTTTCCGGCGCGGGTCAGAACGTCGTCTACAGCGCCTCGGTCCTGTCGGGTAACAACTACACGCAGTCGCTTGTGGTTGCCGGTCTGGGCATCGCCGCAACGGTCTCGGCGGGCGAAGTGTTCACGCTCGCGGGCGTGTTCGCGGTCAACCCCCGCACCAAGGCGGTGTTGCCGTACCTGATGCAGTTTACCGTCATCACGGCGGCGACTGCGGACGGTTCGGGCAACGCCACGTTGACGATCGCCAACCCGATCATCGCATCGGGCGCGTTCCAGAACGCGTCGGCGGCTCCGGCCAACGCTGCGGTTCTGACTTGGCTCGGCGCGGCGGGGCAGACGTACAACGCCAACGCCGCGTTCCACAAGCAGGCGATTACCCTCGTCTCGGCCAAGCTGATCGTTCCCTACACCGGGGAGTGTGATTACTCGACCGACCCGGATACGGGCATCACGCTGCGTTACTGGCGCTACTCGGACGGCACCAATGACGTGCACAACCACCGTTGGGATGTGCTTTACGGCGTTGCGAACGTCGACCGTCGCTTGGGCACCCGCATCGGCGGCTAAGCAACACTCGGGGGCGGGGAGGAAGCCTCGCCCCCACCTTATTCAGCGGAGAATCCCATGGCCTTCAACGACAATCCCCCGGTGCAGATGCTTGTCCCGCACCGGCTGCGCGACTTGTCGGGACGGCTCAAGGTGTCCGCGCACCAGAACATCTACGAAGCCGACTTCGAGTATGGCACGCAGCCGCTACGCTGGGAGATTTACACGGCGGGCGGCGGTTCGGTCATCGCCACGCCAGGCACCGGCGGCGTTCGTATGCGCGTCACCACGGCGGCGGGCGATGTTACCATTCGCCAGTCGCGGCCTTACCACCGCTATCAGCCCGGCAAGACGATGAGCATGGCCAGCGCGGTCAACTTCGGCACCGCCAGCACGGGGCAGGTCCAGCGCGTCGGCATCTTCGACGATGGCAACGGCATATTCTTTGAGCAGGCCACCCCGACCGCGACCAACCCTTACGGCATGTTCATGGTCTACCGCTCGGATGTAAACGGCGTCCCGGTCGACGTTCGCACCGGGTTTGAGAATTGGTCGGACAGCGACGGCAAGGCGCGCTCGATCAACTGGGCCAATATCCAGATGATCTATATCGAGTTCGCATGGTATGGCGCGGGCGGGCTGCGCTGGGGCGTCATTATCGACGGCGAGCCGCGCATCCTTCACGAAGTCGGCATCGGCAACCTGTCGGCGCAACAGTGGCCGTGGGCGCGCACCGGCAACCTTCCGGTTCGCTATGAGCAGCGCAATATCACAGCACAGACGGTCGGCAACGATATGTACCATTGGGGCGTTTCGGTTCTGGTCGACGGCGGCATCAACACGCAGCGCGGGTTTACATACGGCTACGGCATGGCTGCCGGGACGCCGCGCCGCGCCGTTGGGGCAAGCGTAACCCGCTTCCCGCTTATGTCGTTCCGCTACCGCGTCATGGGCACGCAGGAATACACCCAAGCCAGTGCGGCGGCGACGAGCGGCACGACGACGACGCTAACCGTCGCGGGGACGCCGTGGACCGTCAACCAGTGGGCGGGGCGCTACGTCTATTTCGCGGGCCTTGGGGTGATCGGCAACGGGGCTATCGCGCGGATTACGTCGAACACGAACAACACGTTGACATTCGTTGAAAACATCGTCGGCGGGCCGATTGCGGTCGCACCCGCTGCGGCGCAGGCGTACACCATCGGCATCATCAACCGTGGGCAGTTGCTCCCGCAAATCCTCAACATCACGTCCGACGTGGCGGTTACGGTCGAACTGATCGCCTCGACCCCAACCGGGCCGGTTGTTCTCACGGGCGCGACGTTTACCCCGTTGACCACGCTTGGGTCGTCGCAGTCGTTTGCCGAGCGCGACGTATCGGCCACGGCGCTCACGGGCGGCGAGGTCGTCTACAACACGCCGTCACCGTCTGGGGCGCTCAACACTTTTGATCTGACGACCTTCTTTCCGCTGTTCAACACGATTCGGGGCAACGCGCCTGACGTTCTAACGGTGGCGGTTTCCACGTCCGGCGCGGCCAACGTCGGCTGCTCGATCGTCTGTCAGGAGGCAATGTCGTAATGGCCACCGCCGCCGACATGATCCGCCGCGCATTCGTGCTGGCGACCGTCATCGGTGACGATGAAACGCCGACCGCGCAACAGGCGACGGACGCGCTCTCCGACATGAACGATATGTTGTCCGCGTGGTCGATCCGTGGCGTGCCCTGCGGCGGCCCCTATGCCTTAGGCGACCCGCTCGCCGCGCCGGACCCGTTTATGCGGGCTATCCGGTTCAACCTCGCGTGCGAGATTGCCCCGTCCTACGGCATCAAGGCGTCCAGCGTCATGGTCGGCGCGCAAAGCCTCGCCGCGATTGCCCAGGCCGAATATGCCGACCTCAAGGCGCGACTTGCCCAGGCGGTGTCGATGCCGTGCGACCCCGGCCTTACGCTGGTATCGCGCGGCTCGGCGGGGCGGCAGGGCGCGTATTGGGGCTTTCCGAGCTTCCCGACGTGAGCGATGTCCCATTCGGCACGGGGGCTTACAAGCGCCAAGTCGGCGGGCTTCCCGAACTTCGCACGATCAACG